ATGCACGGCGCAGTTCGGCAACGGGACACAAATGCCGTTGCGATAAAGCATACGTCATGGAGATTCAGAACATGGACGGCACCAAGGCAACTGAGGATACCGTTCGTTCCGACCATGACAAAGACTTCGTCTACACTGTCGGTGCTACTGTGGAAGTTCCGGATTTCGACGATAACAGGTGGAGCGAATGCGCACCGGGTATTCATTTCTTCATCGATCGCAGGGCAGCGGTGGAGTACTAATGACGCACGGTTCTCTATTCAGCGGCATCGGCGGCTTCGACTTAGCGGCCGCGTGGGCCGGCTGGACGAACGTCTTCAACTGCGAGATCGACCCGTTCTGCCGGCGCGTATTGAAGTATCATTTTCCCGAATCGGAACAAATATGAAGACATACGAACAACAGACTTTACCGTTTGGCGCGACTGCATCGACGTGCTCACCGGCGGTTTCCCGTGCCAGCCGTTCAGCCTCGCGGGCAAACGCAAGGGTACGGCCGACGACCGCTACCTCTGGCCCGCAATGCTCGGAGTTGTTCGGACTGTTCGACCGCGCTGGGTCGTGGGCGAGAACGTTCTCGGAATCGTTAATTGGTCGCAGGGAATGGTTTTCGAGCAGGTGTGCGCTGATTTGGAGGCGGCAGGATACGAGGTGCAAGCGTACCTTATACCAGCTGCTGGCGTCGGTGCTCCCCACCTGCGATACAGAACATGGTTTGTTGCCCACCGTGGTGACGCAAGGGCTGAAAGTTCATGGCAAGAGCGGTTCGGAGCCATTGCCGCCGGCTCTACTGCCGACACCGGTCGCGTCGGATTGCGGGAGCGGGCGTGTGAACAGGAGCCTGTCGGATGGTGCGACTGCTCGGCCGACGCTCGCGCTTGCAACGCGGATGGGGCTGTTGTCAACGCCGACGGTCAACGATGCTATAAATTCCAGTCTTCCACCCAGTCAAGCCAAGCGGAAGAGCGGAGTCGTCCACGACGTCATGATTTCGCATCCGTCTCGAACTGGGAAGGGTTCCCGACTGAATCCCCGATATGTGGCCCAGATGATGGGCTTTCCGCCGGACTGGACGGAATTACCTTTCCGGCATGGTGCAGGGAGTCGATCAAAGCCTATGGCAACGCCATAGTCCCGCAGGTGGCGCTGCGGATATTCGAAACGATAAATGAATACGAACTATGTTGAAATCAGGAATTGGCTCTCATCAAAGTGCGCGATCACTCAAAACCGAATGGTTGACACCTCCCGACATTATCGATGCTCTCGGATCATTTGATTTGGATCCTTGTGCTCCAGTAGTCCGTCCTTGGCCGACAGCAAAACATCACTACACCATTGTTGACGATGGATTGCACAAGGAATGGAAAGGACGAGTTTGGTGCAATCCTCCATATGACGAAGCTGCCAAATGGCTTGCGAGGATGGCTCAACATGGAAATGGGATAGCATTGATATTCGCACGAACTGAAACTAAAACATTCTTTTCGCAAGTGTGGAACAAGGCCGATGCGGTTTTGTTCATTGAAGGTCGCTTATACTTCTATCACGTGACCGGTGAACGCGCGGCACACAATTCCGGGGCTCCGTCAGTATTGGTTGCCTACGGGCGGGAGAATATACGACTCTTGAGAGAATCGAAGATAAAGGGAAAATTCATAAAATTATCATGCGAATAGGCCTCGTAGATGTCGACGGGCATCATTTTCCGAATCTCGCGTTGATGAAGTTGTCGGCGTGGCATAAGTCGCAGGGCGATATGGTAGAGTTCGCCGACCCGATGTTCGGGCATTACGATCGGGTATACATGTCGAAGGTCTTCACCTTCACGCCCGACTGTCCGGATTATTACCCTTGCGAGGTCGTACGTGCCGGCACAGGCTATAAAGACTACACGACGACGCTGCCCGACGAGATCGAACATTGCTGTCCGGATTATTCGCTGTACGGAGTGGACGAAGCCTATGGCTTTCTGACGCGGGGATGCGTGAACCGCTGCCCGTGGTGCATCGTTCCGCATAAGGAGGGCTCGATCCGTCCGGCATCGCCGCTTCGTGAATTCATCGGCGACAAACGGCGCGCCGTGCTGCTCGACAACAATGTGCTGGCGTCGGACTTCGGGTTGGAACAGATCGAGGAGATCGTCCGTATGGGTATCTCCGTAGATTTCAATCAAGGTCTGGATGCACGTCAGGCTTGCGACGACGCCTTCATCCTCGACTTGTTGTCCCGCGTGAAATGGATGAATCAGGTACGATTCGCCTGTGACCGGATGTCACAGCTGGAACCGGTAGCCAAGTGTGTGAAGGAATTGGGACGTCGAGGTGTTAAGCCTTATCGGATTTTTGGCTACTGCCTGATTCAAGATGTCGATGACGCATTGGAGCGAATCAATGCTTTGCGCAAATTGGGAGTACTCCCGTTCGCCCAGCCATACAGGGATTTCGATAATAACGTCGAGCCGACAAATGAGCAGAAACGGTTGGCCCGCTGGTGCAATCATCGGGCGATTTTCAAGAGTGTGGAATTCAAAAACTATAAAGGATGAAAAAGATTATGTTCAACGACCGCTACGGCTTGACGCAGGCGGTCATCGAGGGTCGAAAGACCATGGCGATGATGCTGATTAATATCAAGTCCACCTCCGACGTACAGGTACGAATTTTTGCAGGATACGTCCAAATCATCGGGCGTAGTGGCGATGTATGTGCTGAGAAAAAGCTGTCCTACAAGGTCGGCGAGGTCGTGGCCGTGGCGCAGAGATATCAAGATATTTTCGACTACTCCAACTGTGTCAATCCGTATGCTTGGGAAGATGATGATAAACCATCTGGTTGGACGAACAAGATGCTTACTAAGGCCGAGTTGATGCCGCATCAAATCCGCATCACCGGAATCAAGTGCGAGCGGTTGTATGATATTTCGGAGGCTGATTGCCTTAGGGAGGGAATTCGGTATTTGCCCCAAATTGGCAAATTTTACTTTGAAGATATGCGCCGAGAAGAGGGCTTCTATTTTGACGATCACCGCGAAGCCTTCGCTTCGCTGATTGACAAGGTATCCGGCCGCGGAACGTGGGGTCAAAATCCGTGGGTCGTGGTCTACGAGTTCGAATTGGTGAAATAGCGAGATTCACGCAAAATCAAGATAAAACGAGATAATCATGGAAGAGATTAACGAGAAACTGAAACGAGCGGCCACGCAATACAAGTGGCAGGTATGTGGCCGGGAACAGCATGAAATATCATTCAAAGCCGGTGCCGATTGGATGCGCAAGGAGATGACTCGGTGGTGTGATCCCAAAGAGGCACTTCCGGAGGAGGGTCAGCGTGTGCTGTTAAAAGGGTATGACGGGAGATGTACTAATGTATTTCTGGGTTCTTTTTCGTGCGGTGTGTGGACTACTGACGACGATTTTGTATTCCACACGGATTCCGACTCCGTTATCGGGTTTGACGGGGTTGTGACTGGTTGGCGTCCGATTCACGAAAACGAATAGAACGATGGACATTTTGACTCCACACGACGGTGTGACGAACGATAAGATCGCCAAAGCGCAGATTGAGGCCGTCGAACGAAAGCAGAACGAATACAAACTGATCGGGCAACTGGTTCGGGTGCCAGGTCATACCCTCTATAAATTCAATACGGTTACGCGGACAGCGTCGAGAGCGGAAGTGGAGGTGTCAGCCGATTCGTGGCTGAATCCTGAGAACATGAAGGTCGAGAGCGACCGTAAATCGCGTGTCAAGGTCGAAAAGGACTGTTACTATGAGCAGGCATTGAACATGAAGAACTTTATCAAGCGCCTGCGCCGGCGGGGTATCGTCGGAATGGACGAGGAGGTGAAACTCGAAAGGTAGAGGAAATGATAAAATACAGACGAACAGATAAAATAGGCGGGGATGAGACCGCGCCTTATGATGTAATATTCGATCGAGAATATACCGTTAGGGAATTAATCGAGTACATATTGACTCGTAATGAGTGGGGAAATATCCGGTTTATAGGCGGGTCGAGTTATGGCTATCGTCAAGATCAGCTTTTATATCCGATTCCAGATAGATATATGGAAACGTGCGTCGCGTCTGTTAAAGCTGCTGGCGGTTGGTCAAATATGGATTATTTGATAGAGATGGAAAAATAGAAAAAGAGGCGATCCCGAAAGATCACCCCTCACCCAAGAACAAAGGTAGTAATTAATTCGGGATTTGCAATGAACCGTTTTATCTCAATTCAGGCCGCAGCCGATGAGTACGGCATTTCGACACGTTGGATATGGAAATCGATTCGAGTGGATCGGACACTCGGCACAGTCGTCCGCAACGGGCGGATCTATCTGCGCCGCATCGAGTGGGAGGCATTTGTCGAACGGCATCCCCGACTGATCGAAGAGTGGCATGATTTACATGCACACCTACAATACCGCTATATCGGGCAATGAAAAAGAGCGAAAAGTTGAAAGAATCGTCTCCCCGATAGGCGATCTTTGCATATATGGGCAAGCTCACGATCAAACAGGAAAAGTTTTGCAATAAGTACCTCGAATGCGGTAATGCGTCCGAGGCATATCGCTATGCTTACAGATGTTCGAACATGAGCGATAACACGGTATGGAATAATGCCTATCTGCTATTACAAAACAGTGAGGTTGCAGCGAGGATCGAATATCTGAAAACTCACCTTGCCGAGGCTGCGGGCATCTCGGCCTTGCAGATCATCCGCGAGCACCAGAAGATCGCCTTTTCGGATGCGACCCGCATTCGTAACGGCTGGATGTCGCTTAAAGAGTTCGAGTCGCTTACGGACGACGAGAAGGCATGTATAAAGTCGATCAATACCAAACAGGTCAAACGGATCGCTTCGAATGGCGATGAGATTGTCGAGGAGTTCGTGAAGATCGAGTGCTACGACAAGCAGAAGAGTCTCGACAGCATCATGAACATGTTGGGTTACGCAGCGCCGAAGGAGGTGAAACTATCCGGAAAGATAGAAAATCCTGCCGTCGCTCCCGTCGTCATTCAAATAGACGCGGAGGATGCGTTGTCGATCGAAAAAACACCGCCTGCCGATGCATCGTCTGCCTGACATCCGCACCTATCGGGGGAAAGTGTATCGTTACCTCATGTATCGGTACATGCAGTACAGGGAACGGGATGCGGTGTTGAAGATTTTTAATGAAGGGTCGAGCCGTTCGGGGAAGACCTACGATGCCTTCGATTTTCTGTACGACATCTGTACGCTCGCACTATCCCCGCTCAATATCTTCGTATATCGAAATACGTTGCAGGCCTGCAAGGAGATCACCCTTGCCGATTTCCGCAAGAAACTGACCCTGCGCGGCGTCTACGATCCCGATGCGATGCGCAGCGAGAATCAACATCCCGACTACTATATCAACAACTCCGTGATCCATTTCCGCGGATTGGACAGAATGGATAGCCGTGAAGGATACGATTGCGACATCATCTACATCAACGAGATGCTGGACGACATCTCGAAGCAGCAGTACAAAAATATCACGATGCGCTGCACGACGATGGTCATCGGCGACTGGAATCCCAAATATACCGAACATTGGGCCTTCGAACTGGAAGGGCAGCCGCACACCTATTTTACGCACACGACATACAAAGACAATCCGTTCTGCCCGCCTGGGGTCATACGAGAGATCGAATCCTATGAACCTACACCGGCGAACATTGCTGCGGGCACGGCCGACGAGTGGCGATGGAAAGTCTATGGATTGGGAATCCGTGCGGCGAAAGAGGGCCTTGTCTATCCGAATATCGACTGGATCGATGAATTTCCGTCCGACCTGGAAAGGGTCGTGTTCGGCCTCGACTTCGGATTTACGAACGATCCTACGGCGCTCGTCCGTCTGGGGCTTCGGGGGCTTGATCTATACATGAAGGAAGAGTTTTATGCACCCTGCTCCGATCCGGCCTTGCTCTATGATGCGATAGAGGGGACAGTCGGGCGGATGCCCATATTCGCCGACTCGGCGGACAAATACGCTAAAAATCCCGAATCGATGGTCGACGGCCTGCTGCTGCGCGGGCTCAGCGTGGTGAAGGCGAAGAAATATGCCGGTTCCGTAACGGACGGAATTCACATGGTCAAATCGTTCCGCCTCCATATCGTCCGCAGCCGTAATTTCCAAACCGAGGCCAATTCCTATGTGTGGGATTCGGTGAACGGCATTACGATCAACCAGCCGATCGACAAATTCAATCACTTGTGGGATGCGGCCCGATACGCTGTAATGGAGTATCTCTATTGGGTCTGCAACCGCCGAAAATGAAAAAACAGCGAAAAGTTCGGAGAACCCTCTTTTATCGCCCTTACATTTGCTTCAAAGGCTATGTGCAATGAGATTCAGCTTGAAGTGGCGAAGTAAGAGTCAGGACTTGACGACGAAATCGGAGTGCGGAACTCCGACAGCGGAGGAACAGCGGTTCGTCTCTGTGCGCGATTTTCTCTCGGCAATGGGATTGGGCAGCGGTAGTACGATCGACTGCGACACCGTTGCCGGACAGACTATCGCTTACGCTCGGTGCAGCGCGTTGTTTTCGGTCGTGACCAAGAAATCCGCGGCAATTCGCAACGCCCGCTGGTGGGCTGTCGATCCGTCGGACGACGCTCGCCAGGTCGCAGGTCGCACGGAGGAACTGAACAGGTGGAAGCATCCGAATGACTTTCAAACGATCGAAGATTTCACGGCGATGATCGAAGCCTTCAAGGATATTTACGGAAAAGCCTATATTCTTCGCTGGGAGCCGGTCGGTGTGCCCACGGCCTACGAACTCTACGTGATTCCGAATCCGCTTGTTCAGGAGGTGACGACCTCCGAATTCACCGGTTTCCGGCCCGATCCGCAGATCGATTATTATATGGTTTCGATCAACGATTATCAAATTCGTGTCGATCGGGATCAAATGTTCGTCGTGCGGGATTCGGCCTATAATCCGAATATCTTCGGAGCATCGCAGTCGCGTCTGTCAGCCTTGCAGAACGCCGTCAATCCTTTCGTGTCGTCATTCGAGGCGCAGAACGAACTCATCATCAACAGAGGGGCATTGGGTATCATCTCGTTGAATAGCGAGGATTTCCGGACATCCGTGTTGCCGGAGAACAAGGAGGATCGGGAGCAGGCACAAGCGGCCCTGCGGCGATACGGCGTGATGAAGGGCCAATATAAGTACATCGTGACCGGATTGAAGGCTGCTTTCGTGCAGATTTCGGCCAACATGAAGGACATGAATCTCACGGAGGTGCAGCGCAATGCCAAGAAGGAGATCGCCGATGCCTATCAAGTGCCGTATGTACTGATCGACACCGAAGGTACGACCTATGCGAATCTTACGGCGGCCGAGGTCAAATTGTACAACGATGCGATCAAACCGGATGCAGAGCGAATATCGGAGGTATTGAACGCGGCGCACGGGTTCGATGGATTCCGCATCGTTCCCTATTTCGATCACCTGTCGATCTTCCAGGAAGCGAAGCGGCTGTATGCCGACTCGCTGACGGCGGCCGTGACGGCTGCCAGCAACGCGATCGCCTCCGGTCTCATTACCGAGCAACAGGGGAAAAACATCATTGCAAACATTCTGGAATAATGGACAAACTACTGTATAAAAAAGTCATGAGCCGCGGCGGGGCTTTCAAGCAAGCGCCGATATTAAAGGCCGATGTCGTGGACGAGGAGAAACACATCATTCTCGTGAAGTTCTGTTCGTTCGGAACGGTCGATTCGGACGGCGACATGCTGATGAAGGGTTGCATCAGCAAGAGTATTCAGGAGCGCGGGCCGGCGTCTGCGACGAACCGGAAGATACAATTCCTGTGGCAGCACGAGACGAAGAACCCGATCGGCCGTATCCTGTCGATCGAGGAGAAGGACGACGGCGGATACGCCACGGTGCAGCTCTCGGATTTCGATGCCGTGCCGGACGCTCGCCGCGCATGGGTGCAGATGCACGAAGGGGTGCTCAACCAGTTCTCGATCGGCTATCGGTATGTATGGGACAAATGCGATTACGATCCCGATCTCGACTGCCTGATCGTGAAGGAGATTATTCTGCACGAGATTTCGGTCGTCACCTTCGGCGCCAACGAGCACACGGAGTATATCGGCGACATGAAAGCCTTGGACGACATGGAACGATATGTCAAGGCATTACGGGAGACCGCGCCCGATGAATACGAAAAAGTACACAGCAGAATACTGTCGATGTTCAAAGCCGAGCCGGCCCGCGCGCCACTCACTTCACGCAGTTCGGTATTCGAAAAATTAGGTCAAATCAAAAACTGAAAAACATGGCATTCAAATTCAAGAAATTCAAACTGCCCGACAGCGGGGAGTTCTCGGATGTGGATCGCAAGGGCATGGAATTGCTCGGCAAGCACATCAACGACCAGCTCGAAATGCTGGCCGAGGGGATCAAATCGGAGGAAGAGATCGTCGAGTCGGTAAAATCGTCGCTCGGGAAACTGGGCGTGTCGGCCGAGAAGATCGCGGAGATCGAGAAGGCTCTCAAGGAGCAGGGGAGCGAGATCCGCCGTTCGATGAGCGGCGGAGCCGGCAAGGGCCGCACGATCCGCGAGCAGATCAAGGCGTTCCTTTCGAGCGACGAGGCGAAACGCGCTTTCGCGGAGAAACGCAATACGGCGCTCGAACTGGAGATCAAAGCGGGTGCTACGACGATCACCGTGGCGGCCAATACCGCGGCGGTTGCAGCGCTCAACACCGAAGTAGACCGCACGATCCATTACGCGCCGAGCGAAGACACGCGCGTCGTAGAACGGTTGTTCAAGGGCTCGACCAACTCGCCCAATATCACTTGGGTGGATCGCAAGCCCGGCAACGGCGCTCCTGCATTCATCGCCGAGGGGGCCTTGAAGCCCGCTATGGACTGGTCGTATGTCCCTGAGACGTCGACGGCGAAGAAAGTGGCCGTATCGGCCAAAATCTCCTACGAGATGCGCGACGATTTCGACTATATGCAGTCGGAGATCGACAACATGCTGCGCACGTCGCTCGTTCAGGAACGCACGAAACAGCTGCTCACCGGTGACGGCACGGGCGTGAATCTCAAAGGCATCTTTACGGCTGCTGCCGCCTATACGGCCACCGCGCTCGACGGGACGGTCGAAATGGCGAACAAGGCCGATGCGATCCGCGCAGCGATCCTCCAGATGCGGAACCTGAACTTCTATCCCGACGTGGTGATGCTCAACCCTTCGGATCGGGCCTCCATCGACCTGACGAAGGATTCGACGGGTCACTACATCTCGGACGAGCTGTTCCGGCTCATCCGCGGGGTGGAGATCGTGGAATCGACCTACGTCAAGGCCGGCGATTTCCTCGTTGCCGATACGAGCAAATGGAACGTTCGCCCGTACAAAGGCATTCGCGTCGAATTCGGGTGGGTCGACGACGACTTCCAGAAGAATCTCTTCACGGTCATCTGCGAGGAGCGTCTGCACTCGTACTTCGCATCGGTCGATCAGGGGGCGTTCGTCAAAGGCGCGTTTGCGACCATTATCGCCGCCTTGCAGAAACCGGCTGCCGAGTCTGTGAAGGTGGCAGCCTAAGTCAAACATGTTAAACGAAAAAGAATATGGCAACGAAAGAAGAAAAGACCAATGTGGACTTCAACGATCGCGTGACGGTCTACGGAACCGGCGGCCCCGGCAATACGCTGGAGAAGGGCAAAGCCTATAAGGTGCATCCCGTACATGCCAAGACGCTCATCAAGTTGGGCCGCGCCACCGAGAAACGGTGAAGTAATTTCAGGACGCAGGGGTTTGATCGCCCCTGCGCCCGCTAAATACATTTCCCATGATTATCGACAACACCTATTTCGAGAAGGATCCGATCTACATCTCCGGCATCGCCAATCGGAAGGACGACAAGCCGACGGCGCTCGCTCAGACACTCATCGATTCGGCGAACTCCTACATCGCCATTTACGAGCCGATATTTCTCCGCAATCTGCTGGGTGAGGCACTGGCGGCGACGGCGGAGGAGAATCCGCAGATCGTTGCGCTGCTCAGAAACGAAGCGGTCAAGACCTCGCCCATTGCGAACTATGTCTATTTCTACTGGCTGCGCACGCATACTACGGTCGGCACACCGGCCGGCGAGAAGGTGCAGCGTGGGGAATATTCGGACGAAGCGAGTCCGCGCATCCGTGCCATAGAGGTTTGGAACGATATGGTGCGCCAATGCTGCGTCCTGCGGCCGAAGCTCGTCGAACTGGGGGCCGTGCCGGACTATTGTTCGGCAATTTTCGAACCCGCAAACTTATTCGGATTATGATCGTCAAATCGACCGATACCGTTCGGGACATCATCATCGGCAGGGCGGCATTGTTCAACCTCGAAAGCCGTCGGTTTGCAGAAGAGATCAAGAGACGGGCGGAACCGGAATGCTGCGTACTGCATCGGCGGTGGCTGCCGGACAGGCGTATTGCGGCCCGCGATCCGAAACACATGACGATGCGCGATCTGGCGGTGCTGAACGCGACGAACCGCTCCACCGATTACTTCGTCAACGTGTTGTCGCAAATGCTCGGCATCCCGAAAGAGAAGGTCGCGGATTTGCGGTTCATCCGTGCGTACCGCTACTTTCTGCACTGCATGGACACGCTCGCGGCCATCTCGAAGAGATTCGCCGATCTGAAAATCGAACCGACCGACGAGGAGCGGCAGGCGCAGATCGACCGCCCCGACCGAGGCATCGCCGCCGTGGTGCGCAAGTACGTGCAGATCATGAACGGCGCCGTATCGCCCGCGTCGGTCTACGGCATGGAGTGGAGCGTCGTCTACGAAGCCTTCGAGTCGACGACGAACGACGTGATCGAGCAGCGCAATCTCAGCAGGATACAAACCTCTAAAATCAAAAGAAGATGACCGACAACAAGGAATACGAGTACAGGGTCGTCGGGCAGACGCCGCCGGCCCGACGTATCGTGGGAGTGAAGATAAACTCGCTGAACGACCATATCGACAAGGCCGCCGGGGCGTGCGGCTTCGGTTCGTATATCTATGCCCGCCTTAAAGAGACGAACTACATCCTGGGGACGATCACGGAGTATCCGGTCGTCGTGCGGCAATTCTTCGAGACGATCACGCCGACGGATCTCGATGGCGTCTACAAGCGCGCCTCGAAGTTCCTCTTCTGCGGCGACCTCGGCGAAGCGGAACCCGATACCGCGACGCAGGTCATGCCGATCGTCGAGGAGATGATCGACCGCTCGGCGGAGTTTTTCGAGGCATTGCGGGATCGGGGAGTCGAGGTGCAGGTCACGAAGATCACCCCGTTCGCCGCCCGATTCGATCAGCTGGTCTGCGGAGTCGAATGCGAAGCGACGATGACCTATTCGACCTGCAACAATGGATAGGATCGACAAGATACTGCGCTATTTCGATCCGCAGCGATTCATCGAGGTGTGCGAAGCGCGGTTCGATACGCTGCGCACGCAGGTCGTGGCGAATCTGCAAACGAAGACGGGCAGCAGCGGAAAGCGGGTCAACAGCCTCGGCGTGCCGGAGTGGGCCACGGGTGCTACGGCGGCATCGCTCCAAACGCAGGTCGAACAGAACGACGACGGTTTCGAAGCGGCGTTCGTCGGCCGGCAGGGGATCGCCGGCGTCGACGAGGGACGTTCTGCGGGCGATGTGCAGGCGCAATACGCCTCCTTCGATGCTTTTCTCCTTGCGATCGAACGATGGGCGCAGGCCAAAGAGGGGCTCTACGGCATCGAGGAGATCGACGCCTACGCCGTGGCGGCGAACGTATGGAGCAAGGGCACGGTGCTCTACCGCGAGGGCGGCGGTACGGAGATTCTGTTCGACCTGTTGCAGCCGGCCGTGGACGACATCGACCGGCAACTCTCCGAGCAGCTCGACCGCAGCGTGTTTACGATGTTGAATGAAACAATCAGTGATTATGCCTAAATATAGATTAACACCCGCCATTTCGCTGGCGAGAAACTACAATACGGTCGGAGTCAGCGAAGCGCCGACATACAATGCGGCCGTTGTCAAAGTCGGCGGCTATACGTTGGTGCGTTCGATCATCAACGGTTCGGCCGTATTCCCGATGGACGATCTGTTCGAAATCATCGCACAGGACGGGAATGCGCAAACGACGATCAGCCTCGAAGTAGACGGGCAGGCGATCGCCTCGTCGCCGCTCTATCTGCTCAAAGGGGCGTCGGCGCGCGCGATGACGAACAATGCGCAGGCCGATACCCCGATCAGCTGGCCCCAGCCGTCGAAGATCGTGGTCTTTCCGGCGTTCGATTACAGCGAGCAGATTCTCGTCAACTCCTATACGGGCGCCATGCAGGACTTCGCTTTCACCGATGCCGACAGCGGCCGGCGGGAGGTCTATTCGCGTGTCGATCCCGTGTTCTCCCTTCCGATGACCTTCTTCCGCGAATTCGGAGGCGGCGAGCGGCAGTTGATCGTCTCGACGGGCGGCACGACCGGTGCCGTGAAGAGCGCGCGTCTGACGGTCGTGGTGAATCCTTGCGACAGCGGATCGTTCGTGCGCTGGCGCGATGCAACGGGATTGATGCGTTACTTTCTCTGGCATCCGACCGAGCGCGTCGACGACGTATCCGAAGACGAGACCTTCGAAACGCTCTCCGAGAAACTGACACCCGAACGCCACCGCACGATCACGGCGACCACGACCCATACGCTCCATAGCGGACTGGTCGACCGTGAACTGTTCGACCTGTGCGCATCGATTCTCTCCGGACGGGAGGTGCAGCTGTACGACGCCCGGCGGAAGGTGTGGATCGACGCCTATGTCGAAGACGGCGACATCTCGCGGACGAATGCCTGCATGCAGGACTGCGTGGTAGAACTTTCGATAAAGCACTTGACGCTATGACGAAGGAGCTCTACATAAACGGTCAGTTGTGCGATCTGGAAGATACGCCGTCGCTGATCTTCCAGTCGCCGGTCTTCAACGATCTCGACGTGATCCAGAGCAACCGCAGCGCGGAGATCAATCTGCCGCTGACGCCCCGCAACCGCAAGGCCTTCGGTCTGATCGACCGCATCGACATCTTGGACGATTCGGCGGCATACGGGAAGCATTCGGCAGCGTACTACCTCGGCGGCTTTCCGGTCTTCACGCGGGGGTATGCGATGGTTACGGACGTAACCGACACGATCAACATCACACTCGTGTGGGGCAACATCGACAACTTCCAGCCGTTGTTCGACGCTTCGCTGCGCGATCTGCGCGAGCAGATCATCGAGGTGGCAGGAGCGGATTATGTCGAGTGGAACAAAGAGGTGCCGTGGGCATTGCCCTCCGATACAGCATTGGCAGGATTTATCCAGATTGATTTCGGGGCAGGACGTAATATCAATTATTCGCATCCGTCCGTACAAGTATCCGCGATCTTGGATGCCATACAGAAATATCACGGTATCACGATAGAGAATATAACCCGTTTGAGCCAAACCAGTGACAAACATCCGATGATCGTTCCGCTCGTGTCGAAAAACTCGGGGCCGGACAGTTGGTATTCGGATCGGTTCGAGGCAAGTTCCGCGCATTATGGTAATTCCGGTTCCAGTAATACCGCGTTAAAATTTAGAGAAATAGTATCCGACAAGCGGTCCATTTTGACAGACCAGAATTATGCGATCGATGTCTCGTCCACCAAGACTATTGATGTATCCATCATTTGCTATTCATCCGCCGTCTTTTTCCCCGGTATGCGGGCAGCGTCGGCATCGCCGACGTTAAAACTTAGAGGAGACTCGGGAAATGGGACATCGGAAGTGTTACTATCGGTGGAAGGTATCGACACGGGGTCCGGGATTCGTTTCGGCGTGAAACCCGATCTATTTAATAATGTCGAGGTAAATGTCGAAGACTACGATACAGTTCGATGGATTCTAAGTAACGCCGTCACAATTGACGCAACGACAAGTGATGAGTTTACAGTTGCAGCGAAATTTATTATCACGCCCCATTTCGACGACATCCAATTCCCCTCTCCGTTTCCGATAGCCGAGAATCTGCCGGATATGACGCACGCGGAGTTCCTGTCGGCATTGATGACAATGGCCGGACTTTTCGCCTATCCGGACAGTTCGGATAATAATACGATCCACATGATGTCGCCCGATCAGTTCTATAATTCGACGGACACGATCGACTACGACTATCGCATCGTCGATTCGGGAGACAACCGGACGCCGAGCACGCAAACCGACAGACGAATCGTCGACAGTCATCTCGACGCAACGATTCAGGATTGGAGCCGCAAAGTGATTCTGAACGATCGGGGCGAAATCTGGCGGCCGGAGGGGACGGAGTTCACGATGGGGGATTATGCCCAGACCAACACGCTCGACTACGACAACGACGAGGACGCCGAGATGTTGAACACGCAGGGCATCATCTCCATCGACAACGAGAACATCGAGCGGGAGAACGAATTGGTATCGTTGGATTTCTCGGCTTCGACCAATAGAACAGGTTGGAATCCGGATCGCCCTGATAGGCCATTCGCTTTTGTGCCTTGCTATGAGGAACAGACAGTCAACGGAGCAAAGGAGGTAAATTACTCTGCTCCTTCTGCCCGTATTCTTGCCGATGTGAATACGACGATTGAAGACGGAAACGGTACGGTAGGTCGTTACAGGCACGGCCTGTTCCCCCGCACGATGTATTTCGGCGGGTCGGAGGGTATCGTGGCGCAACGGTATGCAGCCTACCAGCGGATCCTGAAAAAGTTCCGCATGATTACGGTCTACGTCAAACTGACCGTGGCCGACATCTGCAATCTCGACTATACGCGGCGGGTTTACCTCGACGTGTACGGATGCTATTTCGCCATCTACTCCGTCACGACCGGTGAGGACGGTATATGCGAGTGCAAATTGATCAAGCTGTAAAAAATAGAATAGCAATGATTAAAATACCGATAAGAGTAATCACGATGCCTACTATGAGATCGCCGGATCCATCTTTTTCTTTAAAAGGAAGGTTTATATTCTCATTTTCATCTGATTTCAGAAAATGTTCCGTAAGTCGCCGTACATCGTTCGTCATTCCCCAGAGTTTGAAGAAAAGAACGATTTGCAGAATGCCGAATATCAGCATTACGATTCCGATGATTGCATAGATGTCAGCCATGATGATTTGAGATTTGGTTGAGAACAAAGATACGCAAAAACAAGAAACTATAAAATTATGGCTACACAAGATTCGATCGATAAGATTATTAATATTCGCTTCAATTATAAGGAACTCGTTCAGGGTTGGGTAAAAGCCAACGAAGCGATTGAAGACAATAAGAAGATTTTGTCCGACCTCAAAAAAGAGTACGAGACCGGCCAGATTTCGCTGTCCGATTATAAAAAGGCACAATTAGAATTGAAGTCTACCACAAAAGCCTTGACGGATGAACAAAGACAGTATGAAAAAGAGATTCAAAATAACATTAAGGTCGAAAAAGAGCTTGACGGGTCTTTGAATCAACTACGCGCGAATCTGAACGGCCTTATTGCGCAGTATGGAAGGTTATCGGCCGCCGAACGCGAAAGCGCCAGCGGGAAAGCGTTAGCAGATCATATCAAAGCCCAGCGTGACGCCGTTAAAGAGGCGGAGGCCGCAATCGGCGATTATCGTTCGAATGTCGGCAATTATGAGAATGCCATTCAGAACACGCTTCCTGTTGGAAACAATTTCTTGCTACAACTTGCGCAAACGGCTCAAAATGCGGGAGGCATTACGAATGTCATTAAGGGTGCAGCAGGTGCCATTGGGTCTCTTGTTAAACAGATGGCGGCATTCATTGCTACACCTATCGGAGCTGCTATTGCTGCTATCTATGCCAGCTATCAGGCGCTATCGTTTTCCATTCGGGAAGTAAATGCCCGTATTCAGGAGAACGAAGAGTTGTTTTATAAATATCAGAGGGCGATGTCCGCAGCCGATGCGTGGAATGCAGCCTACACCAATACCATAGACAGGATGGGCGAATCGATCGTCAATACGACATCGAAATTTAAGATTTTCTGGACAAAGTTAAAAATCTATCTGAAGGATTTTGTGAAGGTAGGCCCTTATGAGACTCCTGGGCTTTTTACAAGCCAGAGAGAAGAAGCCGATAAATTACAGAAAACATTCAACGAGTTAGCCGCTAAACAGGAAGAACGAAACATCAAATACAGGGAAGGCGTCGTAAGGATTGCAGAACTCGAAGCGGAAATAGCGGAGGCGCGACTGAAATCGAACGATAAATTGAAAAACTCGGATGCGGAACGTGCAAAATATGCACAGGAAGCAATAGACAAGACGCGGGAAATGTTCAGAATCAAAAAGGACATCGCCCAGTTGGATTTCGAGATCGCGAAATTAAGTGCCGAACCGACTAAGAATTCAGTTGAGACAAACGACAAACTTGCAGAAATGGAAGCGGGGTTAAAACGGCTAAATGCTCAGGAAAATTCCGCTCTGCGGGAATTGCAAGAACGTCTGAATGAAACCGATGCAAAAGCAACCCAAACCGCCAAAACCCGCGCCAAAGCCATCAAGGAAGCGAAAGATGCGGCCCTCAAAGCGGAGAAGGATTATTTCCAACTCGTCCAGCAGATGCGTACCAAGACGAAAGAGAGCGAGTTAAAAAGCATTTCTGAGCAAAACTCGGTTGCGAAAAAATCGGCAGAAAAGCGAATCAGCGAGATCGACATCCTGCTGAAAACCGCCGAAGGAGAGCAGGCGGCGTGGCTCCTTCAAGAGAAAGAGACGCTGAACAAACGGATATTGGCTCTGGACGAAAAGTATCAGAAAGACCGAATATCCGTCGAGGAAAAATACAGCGAGGAGGCGTTGCGCAAGGAGTTGGCGCGTGAGGAAGCGCGCATCAGGGCCCGCCTCGGTATGGATGCCCAGATGGATGCCCTGGCTCGTGCGCAAGTCAAGAACGAGAACTATTCCGACCTGAAAAGCGAGGATAATGGGAAACGTCTCTCCGCCCAGCGGGCGATCGCGCAGGAGGAGCTTCGCATCGCTATGGATAAATACCAGGCACTGCTGAGTATGGACGAAGCAACGAAAGAATCTCTGTATGATTCGGATGTTGCATACCAGACGGCCGTTCTCAATGGTGAAATGGCGGTTCAGGATGCGAAATTGGAGACGGCAAGAATTACCAAAGAGCAGGCTGAATATCAGCTAAACACCACATTGACGGCGATGTCGACGATCAGCGGTGCGGCAGCCAATCTGTTCAATACGCTGGCCGAAGATAATGCGGAGTTTGCCGAGTTCGCAAAACTGCTGGCGCTGTTCAATATCGGTGTCAATACGGCGTTGGCGATCTCCGAAGCGATTGCAGGCAATGCCGCGCGTCCGATCAAAATGGCGGCTGCGATTGCGGCTGTCCTTTCCGCTATTGCGCAGGCGTACCAAGTTTTGAATCAAGCCGAGAAACCGGCTACGCCGAAATTTGCCCGCGGCGGTCTTGTGACCGGCCCCGGCACGGGTACGAGCGACAGCATCCCTGCGCGGCTGTCCAACGGCGAGGCCGTGATGACGGCCCGTGCGGTCGTGGATTGGGGGCCGGTGCTCTCGATGATGAACGTGTCGAGCGGCGGCAACGCCATTCCGACGCGGCATCTTCCGGAGAAGAGTTCGGGGATGCGTCAGATGGAACAGATGTTCGAGCGCGTGATGCGCCGGCTTCCGAACCCTGTCGTGACGGTCAGGGATATAAACAACGGTCAGCGGCGGGTCAAGGTGCAGGATGAGACGGCGCGCTACGCCGGACGCAAAAGGTAAAAAAACAGCGAAAAGTTCGGAGGAACCCTTCCTGCGTATCCTATATTTGCTTCAAACACGAATTAATCCTTTTATAATAAATAAAAAAAACAATGGCAGAATGTATCAATGATCTGGCAGGCGATATCCTGCAAGATTGCAACACGGTCTATGGGGTGGGCGTCGAGAAGATTGCCTATCTTATCAAGAAGTCCGATCTGGACGAATCGGCGACGACCTACACCAAACCGAAGATCACCAAGATCGCACTCAAATCCGGCAAGAGGGCCTATCGGTTCTCGATTCCCTCCAAAACGCCCTACAACGGGCTGATCTACGAGGATCAGAACGCCGAAATCGGCATCGCCATCAACAAGACGCTGCCGCTGCGTATGCTGGCCGACAGCCCCGCGAACTCGCAGAACATCGAGGCGTTCAAGAACGAGGACTGGGTCGCTATCTACGAGAACAAGGCGAAGGGTGCGGACGGCAGCCAGGCGTTCTGTGTGATCGGCTACGAACAGGGCGCATCGATGCAGAACGCGACGCTCGACAAGTACGGCGACGGCTACAACGGAGGTTGGGGCGGCGACCTGATCGAGCAGAACGCACCGACGCCGCAGATCTTCTTCGACGCCGGCGGTATCGACGCTTCTCGCGCCGCGCTGGAAGCATTGTGTACTCCGGCCGAGTAGGGGGTATGCAACCGTTGGACTGGTACATGGAGAGGTGCGCATCGGGCACCTCTCTGTGCATGGAAGAGAAGAAGCGGATCGAATCGGATTATCGGGAAGTGTTCGGGCGTCCGATGCTTTCCGATTTCAGCGGCCGGTGTCCCAACCGGTTCCGTGATGCGGCCGCGATGATCGCCTCCTATTTGCGGAAGGAGCAGAAAGGCGCAAACGGCGGTTACATGCTCAAATCCGGCATCGTGATCCGCTATCGCGGAAAACTCTACACACACTTGAATCTGACGGCCGCAGCGGCTCGGCATCATCTCAGACAACATCCGTCCAACGTACACGATTTCCTGCGTCTGGGCGATCTACCCAAAACCGAATGACACTATGGCAAATTATAAGATCAAAGACTTACAGCAAGCTCAGACCCTGAACGGTGCGGTTGCGTTGGAGATTCAGGACGGGGATAGCATGTCCACCTTCGCCACGCTCGACCAGATCGCCGAGTTTCTGGGGAACACAACCCCTGTGGTGTTGTTGACCAAAGCCGACCCCATAGACGACAGCTATCTGCCCGATATGTCTGCCTCTGAAATCGCGGCAGCATACGATCGGATCGTTGCGGATCCGATTCACACGGTACCTGTTGTCAGGATTCCCGATAACGGAGGACAATACCTCGTACCGTCAGGATATGGAGTGCATGCCGATACGAAGGCCGTCATCGGATATTATGCATCGCAGACATACGTGCTCCCGTCCAGTCTTACGTTGACATCGGAAACATTTACCTTATCGAGACTGCCGTATACGGCATCATCGATGGAGTGGGCCGATCTGCTCAACAACACGGCCCTTCCCTCCGGTTATCTCGGCATCGATAGCGACAGTACGAGCGAAGAGATCAGTGCGGCCGTCGGGGGTGTAGACGCATTCAGCAAGTTATGCTCGAAGTTGCTCAGGCGAAACTGTATCGTCGTTGTGTCGACCGATCCCGCTGCGGCGAACAGGAGTGCATCTATTCCTGTGATAGTAGATGTAAATAGGAGTGTTGGTCTGCCACTGAAAATAACACTCGAAATCGAATATATATCTTCGGGGGAATACATTGCATTGACCATTACAGAGTCAGGAGGCACCTTTTCGGCGATGCGTACCTCTGTGTCCGTATCGGATATTCCCGATGCACTCGCCGGCAAAGCCGACCTCGACCCTTCGACGGGATATATCAAATCGTCGCAGATAGCCCCTTTGCAGGGACGTCAGACGGGCGTCAAAACGGGCAACGGAGGCTTCGTGTCGACCGATCCTGCCTTGTGTCTCTCCACCGCCAAGACACTCGTCGTAACCTTCAAATGCGACGGAACGCCGAACTCGTTCCTCTATTTCGACCACGGCGGTTCCAACGCGAACCTCGGAGTATCCATATTCATCGCATCGAACCGTCTGTTCTGCAACATCGGCCCCAAGACCCTCGTGTCGTTCAATCCCGAATCGGGGAAATTGTACCAGGTCGTAGTCTCATTCGACAAAAACGGCACCTCTGCGGGATATATGAATTCGGTGAAGGATCGGGAGACCACCGACTATTCCACGATCACCGACCCCACGCATTTCTGTTTGGGGGCACTATCGGACGGCAGCGGGTCTTTCTCCGGAGTCATCCTCGGCGCACGTCTTTTCAACTACGCCCTCACGGCCTCGGAGGTCGCCACGCTGTGGAACGGCGGCGAACCGGAGCGGTACATGCTGCCTCTGTCGGGTGAGATGCGCACCGGACTTGTGGCCGAATACATCGCCGCCGGTCTGTTGGCAGACAAGTGGCGCGACACGTCGGGTGCGGGCCTCGATCTGCCGTATGTTCCGACTGCAACGGGCGGCACGGCCGTGTTCGATTATCGACAGCGTTCCGGAGACAGCGATACCTTCACCGTCCTCGCCGCATCGGATTGCAGCCTCGAAGCCCGCGTCACGACCCTCGAACGGACACTCGTGGCCGTGTTGTCGGGCGCTGCCGTGATCCCCGAGTTGCAGGTCAGGGAGCTGGGCGTGTGGGGCCCGAACAACCTGATCCTGACGGGCAGCGGCGCCCCGACGAAAGCGCCCGATCGTGCCGGCCAGTTCTACATCGACACCGCCTCGGGCGCCGTCTACAAGTCCACGGGCAACGCGGCCGTGGCGGATTGGAAAAACCTCTAAAACCTCGATACCATGTCACAAGTAAACAAATATACGGATCGTGCGGCGTATGCCTCCGACACGGATCGCCTGTCGACGCAATCGGCCGTCTCGCTCATCGCCAGCGACAACGAAATCATCTACGACGGCGTGAACATCGTCGTGGGCAAGGATGCAGCCTCGGTCGGTGACTGCGCGGTCTACGACAAGACGGCCGGTGCGATCCGGTTCGTCAAGGGTGAGACCCTCTCGGCCGCACAGCTTCCTGCGACCCTCACCCCGCTGGCTGTCGTCTATGCGCGGCAGGGCGACAAAGTGCTGATCGTCTCACTCGATAGTCCTACTATATCCCTTTGGGCCTACTCCTACGAAGTCGCCTTGTCGGATTTCGATCTGGCAGCCGGCGGGACGATCGTATTGAAATTCGCCGACTCGATTGAAAAGACGATCACCTATACCGCCGGTGCTACGCTTTCCGACCTCGCAGCAGCTGCCAATGCGGCATTTAAAACGGGTGAAGTAAACATGTCCAGCGTCGATCGCGGCGGTTGGTCGGCTACGGCGGACGAGGCGGCAGGACGCATCGTTCTCACGTCGAACGGCTATTCGAAATCATGGACGACGATCGAAGCGATGAGCGGCGCGACACTCACGACACGGCCCGACGACACGAACTATCAAGCAGCCCTTACGGGGCTGCTGCTCGATGAGGGTCAGACGGTCGAATACGTTCGACGCAAGAACGGTGTGAATGGTACGCGGGCAGGAATGAATTCCGAATTGTTCCTGCAATATTACTCAGCAAACGGCACAGCCCCGACTTCGAACGTGCCGCTCGGCTCGGAGACGATCGTCAATCAGGCGTCGTTCGAAGGTTCCCAATTCTGCGCCGAGCTGCGGGCTGCCTATGCGGATTATGCATCGTATCTCTTCGGCGAGCACATGGCTCAGTATCCGAGCGCTTACGGGGCGATGCTGCGCGACGGCAGGACGAACACGGCGAAGATCGGCCGCCTGCGCTTTACGGATATTTACGGTCAGAGCAAACCCTGTTATCCGGCCGCAGCGGCCGCACTTGAATACGGCGTCGCGGTCGAAAGTACGACGACAGGGCTCGAAGCGGGCAGCTGGTGGCTGCCGTCGGTCGAAGAACTCTATCTGCTCCTGCACGATCGTGTACTGACAGCCGGCGATGTGGAGCGCGACCCTGTGAACCGCACGCTGTCGCGCCTCGGTAAGGCGACTTTATTGGCAAACTCCGCTTCTTGCTGGACGAGTTGCGAAGGCGATATCGGTTCTGCATTCATGAGTTATCGTATCGAAGGGGTCATGTTTTCCTACGTCAAATGTATATCACAGTATGTTCGGCCGGTAGCTGCTTTGTAAAACGAAAATCATTATAAACTATGGAACTGCAAAAGAGAATCGACGCTTTGCAATCGCGGCAGCTGGCGCTGCGCGCGATCATGGCCTCCTCGGACGAACGAGCCGCAAAATGTAGTAAGACGGGCGCATCGTTCCGCGAGGCCTATCCCGAAGATTTCGCTCGATACGAGGAGGCGAACGCAGAGTACAACCGAAACGAAATGACCCTCGCCGAGCTCGAAGCCGAGCGGGTGGCGCAGCGCGAAGAGGAAAGGCAACAAGTACACAATGTTTAATCTTTGAAATACAATATGGAATACCTTCCCGCAATCATCAGTGCCTTCGGGACTATTATCGCTGCGTGGTTCGCCTATAACCAGTACAGCAAAAACAAGCTGACCGACCTGAAAATCGAGAAGTTCAAAAAGGACGAAGAGACGAAAAGCATCCGTCGGGCCGACAATTCGTCTATCGTGTACGGTGAGTTGTGGAGCGTTCTGCACGAGCTGGATGCCGATCGGGTCTATGTCGTACAGCCGCATCCGCTCGGCAACGAGAGCCTGCTGTCCGTCTATTACGAGGTCAAGCGCAAAGGGGTGGAACCGATGAAACCGCACATGCAGGGCCTTCCGATTTCGGAGGTGCCGAAGTTCAGCAGCGATCTGGTGAAGAACCTCTTCCTCTACATCACGGATATCGACGAGCAGGTGAACGACAAATATGCGAAGTCCATCCTTTTGAGTTACGGATGTCGGGCGGCCATCATCAAACGGCTCAACGACAACCGCCACGACTGGATAGGCAGCATCTTCTGCGAGTTCACCCGCCCGCTGTCCGTATCGGAGGAGAATGCGCGGGAGATCATGCACACGGCGGCCATGAACATCCAGTACCTGCTGCCCGAGTATCGATAACGTATAAATCGCTTCAACCTTAATACTGTAAAAGCCATGAAAAAGCAAGTCGAAATCGCACTCTGCGTGTCGACCGCCGTCATTGCGCTGGTGGTTCTGTTCAACCTCCTGCCGAGCGGCATCCGCACCACGGCGACGCTCTGCGCAGGATTCGGGGCGGCCGCAGGAGCCGCCGCAGGCTGGCGGGCAAAGATGTGGTATGACCGAATGAAAGGATAATAGGTATGGCAACGTATTTCACCCTTTCCGAATTGGTGCGTTCCGATACGGCCGCAGCGCGCCGCATCGACAACGCGCCGTCGCACGACGTCATTCGCCGGCTCAATGCGCTGATGGATGAATGCCTCGATCCCGTGCGCGAACTTTGGGGCAATCCGATCGGCGTGAACAGCGGCTACCGATCGCCGGCGCTCAACGCAGCCGTCGGCGGCGCTGCGGCAAGCCAGCACATGAAGGGCGAAGCGGCCGACATCACCACCGGCAGCGTCGCGGATAATCTGCGGCTGTTCGAACGCATCGCAGCCAGCGCGATCCCCTTCGACCAGCTCATCGACGAGAATCGGGGCCGCTGGATTCATATTTCATACCGTGCCGACGGGAAGAACCGAAGGCAGGTGTTGCATCTGTGAGACGATTACTCGCATATCTGTTGGCCGCATTCATCGTCGGTTCACTGTTTTTCGGCTGGGGCTACCGCCGCGGGGCGGCTTCCGTCGAAATGCGCGACAGCACCGTTACCCGATGGGTGCCGTGGCCGGTTCCCGTGTACGACACCATTCGGGAACCCTATCCGGTCGCGGTGCGCGAACCGGCCGATACGGTATGGAAATACATGAGTGTAGATACAGCCGCAATCATCGCCGACTATCTGCTCGAACGGGATTACCGGCTGGATTTCTCCGCCGATTCGACCGGAACGTTCCTTGTCGATGCGACCGTAGGAGAAAACCGGCTGTTGCGGGCTTCGGCCGTAGTAAAGCCGGTTTTCCGTGAGATTACGGTTACAAAACTGCATACCGAGGTGCGGCCGCCGCGCTGGGAAATGGGGCTCGCCCTCGGAATCGATCCATATAACCAGTGGGCGGGCATCTACGGACGCTATACGAGAGGCCGATGGAGCGGTGAGGTCATAGTAGGGTATGATCCGATCCGGGAAAAACAATATGTCGGCACGAAAATAGGATGGGCCGTGTTCCGATAACTCGTTGCCGGAATTATTTCCCGATTCCGCTCCAATCGAAAAGATTCATTACGGCTTTGTTGGCGTCGAAAATGACACGCCAGTTTTTCACGAGGTAAATATCGGTGACTTTCATGGATGTGTCAACGTGATTCAACGCTTCATGAATCACGTATTTGTCCAGTCCGGCTCCGCCCTCCTCTCGGGGAGTCCGCGCTATGGTTGCCCAGGAGTGCCGCGCAGCGTAGAACGTCAGGCCATCGACGCCTATCGCCTCGCCGACATCTTTCAGGCCTTTGTTGATCGCTTTGTTGAATGACACGCGATCTTTGTAGCGGAGGTAGAAGTGAAGCAATCGTTTCCCCGTCTTATCCGAATAGCGAGCGATCAAAGGGCTGACGCACGGCTCTATCCGAACGTGCATTTCTGCACGGTCCGTGCGGCGGGATGCGGTTTTTTGCCGGAAATACACGATTTCGTCCTTCCTGGCCGGCGGGCAGGTCAGCAGATCGGCGCTGTTCATCCCCATCAGTGCGAACGACAGGAGGAAGCAATCCCGCGCCATCCGAGCGCGTTCGTTGGCGAGTGGCGGCAAGTCGATTATCTGCTGTATCGACTCCGCGGAGATGGCTCGTTTGGCCGTCGGCGCGGGTGTTTCGAGGCGCAAGTTTCTGAAAGGGTTGCCCAGAATATTCATTTGTCCGAGTTCTTCATCGTTGAACTCTTCCTTCGCGCGGTTATAGATGGTTTTGATGCGCGAAATATACAGAGACAGTGCCCTGTTGCCCTTGTTTTTGGTTGCAGTTTCACCTTTCTGCTTTCGGTTGGCGCCTCGTTGCGAAGGCTCCGATTCGATGAATTGCACGAATCCTTTGATGAACGGTGCCGTGATTTCGCTGATGTCGAGCGTATCGCGGCCAATGTATCGTTTCAGCGCGTTGAGGGCTGTCATGTAAATCGATGCCGTACCGGAATTCATCCGCGCCGCTTCCTGCCTCATATACGCTATGAAATCGAGCCGGAATCGCTCTCCGCCTTTCAATCCTGATTTGATGCGTGCGACGAGTTCGTCGATCTCCATTTCCTCGACGGCGTATCCCATGTCGTTGCAGAGGTCGATGCAATCTTCGACCAGTTCGCGGCATTTGCGGCTGAGTTTTTCATCCTTGATTTTCAATCCCCGCGTCAGATCATCGGGCAGCGCATAGAGCGTCGTGCTTATCCAGCGGCTTTTTCGGTGGTGGGTTATGCGCAGCTTGATATTGTAAGTACCGTCTGCGCGTCGCTGGTGGGCAAAGATACAGGTTCGGAAGGTCGCCAT